ACCGTCAATATCTACGGGATCAACAACGCGAGCGAAGTGCGTCGCGCCGGTGGCCAGGTCGGGCGTGAAGTGCTTGGCGCCATCGCCCGCGCGCAGCGCTTTGCGTAGAGAACGTCATGGCTGAATTTCTTGACGAGCGCCTACCGGTCGATGTGCGCATGGGGGCCTCCTACGCCGACGATTACGCGGTGGAGATTACCACCACCGCGGGTGGCGCCGAGTATCGGCGGCTGATCCACGGCTTTCCGGCGCGGCGCTTCACGATCAACTACACCTTGCTCCGGGACGACCTGGCCGCCCGGGTGCTGGCGCTCTATCACCGCGCTTATGGGAAGTTCGCCGGTTTCCGCGTGCGCTGCGCCGACGATTTCTCGACCAACGCCCACATCGGCACGCCGACGTCCACCGACTGGGTGCTGCCGAAGATCTGCAGCGGCGTGTATCAGCTGATCAAGGGCTACGGTAACGGCGCGGCCCCGCTCGCCATCGGCCTGCCGTTCCGCAAGCTGACCAAGCCGGTTTCCGGCACGGTGGTCGTTTCCAGGAACGACGTGACGCTGAGTTCCGGCGTGTCGGTCGATTACGCCACTGGCCGGGTGACGGTCACCCCGGCGCCCACCACCGAGGTAATCAAGGGCGGCTGTGAGTTCGACCTGCCGTGTCGCTTCAATTCCTCGATCGAGATTACCGCCTTGAGCAAGTCCATGCGCGATTGCGGTGCGATCGACATCATCGAGTTGCTGCAGCCATGAAATCCGTCGTTGCTGATTACCGCTACCGCACCCAGTGCCTGCGCATCGTTCCGGTCACGGGTAGCCCGATCTATCTGACCGACCATCCTCGCGATCTGGTGATGAGCGGGCACACTTACCTGTCGACGGCCGGCTACCAGTTCACCGGCCAGTCGGCGACCGCCGGCTTCTCGCCGGCGTCGGTCGACATCGAGGGCATTGCCGGAGCCTCCGGGCTGTCGCGCGCGGCCGTCGGCAGCGGCCTGTTCGACGGCGCCCGCTGCACCGTCTTCGCGACGTCCTGGGCAGCGCCGGTCGAGGACCAGGAACCCGTCGTCGCTGGCATCTTCGGCAAGGCGACCCTGCTCGATCACCGCTTCCAGATCGGCGGCGTGTCGTTGATCGACGCGCTCAATCAGAGCGTCGGGCAGACCTATGGCGCGCAGTGCCCGAAGCTGTTCTGTGGGACCGAATACGCCGGCTGTGGCGTATCGCTGGCAGCCAACACCGTAACCGGTACCTTGACCAGCGTGACCAGTGCGTCGGTGTTCACTTCGGCTGCGCGAACGGAAGCAGACGACACCTTCGGCGCGGGCACGATCCAATTCACCAGTGAGCCGAATGCCGGGCTGAAGGGGCTGGAGATCAAGAGTTTCGCGGGTGGGGTGATCACCACCTTCGAGCCGTTCTACTACCTGCCGGTGGCCGGCAACGCCTACAGCATGGTGCGCGGCTGCCGCAAGCGCCTGGCCGATTGCCAGGTCCGCTGGAACGGCTCCGGCATTGTCTCGAACGTGGCGAACTTCGGCGGCTTTCCGTGGATTCCCACCGGCAGCACCTATGCACAGGTCGGACAGGGCGGCTGGTGACGGCCGACGACATTCTCGCTGCCGCGCGGCAGTGCCTCGGCACGCCGTTTCGCCACCAGGGGCGGCTGCTCGGTTCTGGTCTGGACTGTGCCGGAGTGGCGATCCACGTCGCACGCCAGATCGGCGTCGGGCATCTCGACGTTTCCGGTTACGGGCGCACGCCGGCCAGCGGCCAGTTGGAGCACTCGCTCGATAGCCAGCCATGTCTGGAGCGCGTCGCAATGGTCGACGACCGGCTTCCCGGTGATCTGCTCTTGATGCGCTTTGCGGGCGACCCGCAGCATCTCGCGATTACCGCCGGCGACACCCTCATCCACGCCTACGAATCGGTAGGCCAGTGCTGCGAGCACCGGCTGTCGAGACTGTGGGCGGCGCGCATCGTGCAGGTCTATCGCTTCCGGGGGATCGAATGAGCAGCGGCGGGCAGGTGGTTGGCGGACTCGTCGGGGCGGTGGCCGGCTTCTTCCTCGCCGGCGGCAGCCCAAGCGGCGCGCTGTACGGTGCGCAAATCGGAATGACGCTCGGCGGCTACCTCGATCCGCCCAAAGGGCCGACCGTCAATGGCCCGCGGCTCAACGACCTGTCAGTCCAGACCAGCACCTACGGTGCGGTCATCCCGCGCGTCTACGGCACGGTGACGGTCAACGGCAACGTTTTCTGGCTGGAGAACAACCGGCTGAAGGAAACGGTCACCCGCAAGAAGTCCGGTGGCAAGGGCGGCGGAGGCAAGACGACCACGCGCACCTACACCTACTCGGCGACCTTTGCTGTCGGCCTGTGCCAGGGGCCGATCGTCGGCGTGCGCCGCATCTGGGTCGGACCGGATCTGATCTACGACGCGGGATCTTCGGACCCCGATACGCTCGCGGCGAGCAACGCGGCGGCCAGCGGTTTCCAGGTCTACCTCGGCACCGACAACCAGGCGGCGGATGCGCGCATGCAGGCGACGCTCGGTGTGGCCAATACGCCGGCCTGGCGCGGGCTCGCTTACCTCGTGTTCTACGACCTGGCTTTGGAGCGCTACGCCAACAGTCTGGCCGGTGCGCAGGTCAAGGTCGAGTTGGTCGAGCAAGGCGTAGTCGGCGGGCCTGCCGACGTGAGCTTCTTTTCTCTGCCGAGTTTGACGTCGCACTCGGGGCCCTTGTGGGATGGGGTTGATTGGTACGGCGTGATCTTGCTCAACACCTCAACCGCGAGGATGGTGACATCGCCGGACATGGTGTCGTGGACTCAAATCGCCACCATGCCCGCGCGGTCATGGTCCCGGATTCTCTATCACCAGGGGGTGTACATCGCCAGCGCGCCGACGACACCTTCGTTCTCTGGCGCAGGCGTCGCCACCTCAAGCGACAAGGTGAACTGGGTGGTTCGCTGGAGTGGGTCATTCGGCCGCTGGACTTTGAAATGGATCGTTCCTGGNAACGGCGGCGTTTTATTCATTGAGGGNCAACAAGGAACGGATGGCAACAGCGCTGCTGGAACACGTTCAGTCCTTCTGGATGNCAATTTCGCGCTCGTGAACTACGGCTGGATTGTTCCGAACTTCGATTGTGCCAATTCGCAACCGTGCCATAACGGCGCGGTATTCATCGTCGGAGGGAATGTGGGGGCCGTGCCGCGGCTCTTCATATCCACCACAGGCGTGGGTACTTGGTCGGAACAAGCCGTCCCGGCTGGCGTTTCCCACATCTACGGGATCTGTGCCTTCGGATCATCGTCGTTGCTGATGGCGGCATTTGAGCAGAGCACCAATACGGGCAAAGTGGCCGTATCGACCGACTCGGGTGTCAGCTGGAGTGCATGGGTCAATCTGCCGCCTTGTCTCGGGGTGGGCGGATGGCGAAATCCGAACTGGAACGGCGCTGAATTCTTCCTCTGCGAACACGGCACCTCGCAATGGGCGACGAGCCCGGACGGCGTGAACTGGGAGGCGCACACGACAACCGTCGGCCTGCCGACCCACCGGCCGGACTCGTTCCAGAAAGGCTGGAACGGGTCGGCCTGGGGCTCCTTCAGCCACGAAGTCGGTGGGGCATTTCTGTTCACCTCGGCGACCAGCGGCATCACGCCGACCGATACGTCGTTGGGCGCCATCGTCTCTGCCGAGTGCCTGAAATCGGCTCTGCTGAGCAGCGGCGACATCGATGTTGCGTCGCTGACTCAATCGGTGCGCGGTTACCGCGTTGGCAGCATGGGCGCGATCCGGGCGGCGCTTGAACCGCTGCAGGCGGCCTGGCCGTTCGACGTGGTGCAGCACGGCTACAAAATTCGGTTTGTGGTGCGCGGAGGGGCGCCGGTCGTCACGATACCCGCGGCCGACCTGGACGCGCGGGGCGCAGGCGACGAGCCGGGGGTTCAGATCACGACCAGTCGGGAGATGGATTCGCAGCTTCCGCGCCGAGTCACGGTGCAGCATCTGGATTACGATCGGGAGTACAACGCCGGCACGCAGTACGCAGAACGTCTCAATACGGCGGCGATCAACGCCCGGGTGCTCGATCTGCCGATCGTGCTGACGGCGACCGAGGCGGCCGGCAAGGCGGAGGTGCTGCTTTACATGTACTGGCTGGAGCGTTACGACGTGTCGGTGACGCTGCCACCGACGTACAACTCACTCGAACCGGGCGACGTGGTGACGCTGGTCACGCCCGAGGGCAACGTCAGCCTGCGCCTGACGGCGATCCATTACACCAGCGACGCGCGGATTGAGTGCCAGGCGAAATACGCCCGCGCGGCGATCTACACGCCGACTGCGGTCGGGGCCTCGCCGGCAGTCATCGGGACGACGACGGTCACGCCGATTGGCGCCTCGGTGTATGTGCTGATGGACCTGCCGATGGTCAGTAGCGCGCAGTCGGGGCCGTCGTTCCTGGTGGCAATGACCGGAGCGCTGGCGGGATGGCGAGGCGGCGTGCTGGTGCAATCGACGGATGCCGGCTCGACCTGGGCAAGCTTGCAGGACTTCGGGTCACCGGGCTCGGCGCTGGGGAGCTGCACAAATAGCATCGGCGTGGTCGAGCCGCGGTTGATCGACAACGCCAGCTTGCTCAATGTGACCCTGACGCAAGGCGCGCTCGACAGCGTGACACAGCTCGCCATGCTCGGCGGCGCGAACCACTTTGCGTACGGGGCGGACGGGCGCTGGGAAATCATCGCGGCGCAGACGTGCACACAGGTGAGCGGGACGAGCTACGTGCTGCAGAACCTGCTGCGCGGGCGGTTCGGTTCCGAGTGGGCGATGGGGCTGCATGCGGTCGGCGATGCGCTGGTGCTACTCGACACCGCCGACGTGGCTGCCATCGCCGTTGGTTCCGGCTCGATCGGCCTGTCGTACCTGTATCGCGGCGTGACCGTCGATCGCGACATCAGCACCGACGCCAACCGGGCCTTCGCGTACCAGGGGGTCAATCTCAAGCCGCTGTCACCGATCGCTCTGACCGGAGACCGGGATCCTTCGAGCAATGACTGGACGCTGACCTGGATTCGTCGCACACGCGACGGCGGCGAGTGGCGGGACTACGTCGATGCATCGCTCGGCGAAGCATCCGAGTCGTATGCCATCGACGTTTACGCCGACGGCAGCTATGCGACGGTCAAGCGGACGATCACGGCGAGCGCTCCGTCCTGCGTCTACGCCAGCATCGACCAGGTCAGCGACTTCGGGGCCAACCAGGCGACGCTGTATCTCAAGCTCACTCAGATCTCGGCCACCGTTGGTCGGGGATATCCGCTCACCGCTTCCATCACGAGGTAGACCATGGCCAGCAGCACCACGAATCTCGACCTGATCGCGCAATCGCAGTCGTCCAAGGAAGTAACGGCCAACGCGCTGTTCGACGCCGGCAGCCCGGCGACCCTTTTCGGTCGGCGCGCCAGCCTGTGCTCGGGGCTCAACTGGTTCTACTACGGCGGCGTGATGATGGTCGATGGCGTGTTGACCACGATTGCCAACAATGCGGCGGCGTTGGTGCTTTCACCGAGCACGACGAACTACATTGAGGCCACGCGCGCGGGCCTGGTGTCGAAGAACACCGTGGGCTTCACGCCGGGGCGGACTCCGCTCTATACGGCGGTCACCGGCACCGCCACGGTCACGAGTTACACCGATCAGCGGGCCTGGGTGGCACCGACGTACCTGCCTGGCAGGACAAGTGTTGCGGTGACCACTGCGGACGTGACGCTGACGGCAGCGGAGGCGCGATGCCGGTACCTGACCACTACCGGCGTGCTTACCGGCAACCGCAGCGTGATCGTTCCGGATAGCTGGGAAAGCGTCGTCTACTGCAGCAACAGCGGTGGGTTTGCGACGACGTTCAAGACGGCAGCCGGAAGCGGCGTGGTGGTGGCGCAGGGAAAACGGGCCCTGCTGCTGGCCGATGGGACCAATGTCGTTCGTGTAACGCCGGACAGCTGACAGGCCACCGCGGCCGAACTCGCCGCGTCGAACGCAACCCGTTTTCAACCACTCGACCGCCCGAGGCACACGCCTTCGGCGGTTTTTTTGCATTGGAGAGTCATCGTGCCAGAACCAACCAGTAGCGGAGTCGCCGGGGCTGCGGCGTTCAAGGCGGCCGGAGGCGCAGCGGCGGGCGGGGCTCTGCTGTCGGCCATCGTCGTGATCCTGATGACGCCGCCGCGCTCGACGCGCGAGTGGGCGGTCGGATTGATCCGCACCGTGGTGACAGGGATCGGCGGCGGGGCGATTGCCGTCCAGTACTTCAGGCTGCAAGAGTGGGTGGATTCGGTGACCGAACTCGTGGCGCTGGGTGGCTTGATCTTCGGCTGCGGCCTGCCGGACTGAGCGATCGTGCACTGGTTCTTCAACTTTATCGAGCGAAACCGCGATGCGGGGATCGATGAGGTCGCCAAGGAAATGAAGGAGGTGCTGTGATGAGCGCGTATCCTCTCGAGAAGCCTGCCAGCTCAGCAGACGAGTTGTTGCAGTGGCTTCAGGTCAGCGCGAATTGCGCCAGCGCGGGCGCGGTGAGCGTTAAAAAGCGGTTTGCTTGGTGTTCATCGTTGGCTCGCTGATGAGATTGACGAAGCCCCCATGGACGCGCTGCTCGATCAGGAGGCCAAGCCATTCATCGATTCATTTCGCATCAAAAGCTAGTCCCCCCCCGCCATGCCTGATAGATTACAGTTTTTGCCATTCATTGCGACTTTATGCGACTCAATCCTCAACCGCTGCTGCCGGAGTTCCGCCGTGAGTGAGCCATGGGTTTCAGTCGAGCAGATCGCCGCGCATCTCGGGGTGACGCGGGACTCGATTTATCGATGGATCGACAGTAAAGGCCTTCCGGCGCACAGGATTGGGCGGCTGTGGAAGTTCAAGATTTCCGAAGTGGATGGCTGGGTACGTGCCGCTGGTGCCGACGACGGAAAAGGTCAGCCCGGAGGCGGCAGGCCATGAACAATAGATTGGGGGATGTCTCTTGAGTCAGGAGGGGCAACTCCTCGACCAGAAGTCATTACGGTCGGTGACCGGCAAGAGTGCCGACTGGAACGAGTTGGTCAAGGACTGCATTGCCTTTGCCAACGCGACGGGCGGTCGCCTGCTGCTTGGCATCGAGGATGAGCAGGACCAGCCGCCCTCAGGCCAGTTAATCCCTGCCGACTTGCCTGATGCCATCCGGCGCAAGATTGCTGAGCGCACCGTCAACGTCAGCGTGCTGCCGGACGTGGTCACTGCGCCGAACGGCAGCCAGTATATTGATCTCGCCATCCCACGGTCTATCGCCGTGGCATCCACCACCGATGGCCGCTACTTCCTGCGTGTGGCCGACCAAAGCAAACCCGTTACCGGCGACGACGTGCTTCGCTTGGCCTCCGAACGGGCGGCCTTGCCGTGGGAAACCCAAACCACGCTGCAAGTACCACGTGCCGACGCCGATCCGGCCAAGGTCGTGAAACTGGTCAGCGCGCTGCGGGCATCCGACCGCGTCAAGCCATCGGTGAAAGAAAAAACGGACGACGAGTTGCTTGATCACTACCAACTCGCGCAGGGCGCCTACCTCACCCACCTTGGCATTCTCTGCCTTGGCCAACAGCGGCATCGTGCCCAACTCACCACATCACCTGTCATTCAGTTTCTCAAGTACGACGAGCAAAGTCAGAAGGTCAATAAGCTCGTTTGGGATGACCATACGCAAAGCCCAATGGAACTAATCGAAGCTGTGTGGCTGGAAGTGCCCGACTTTCGCGAGCGCTACGAACTGCCCGACGGCCTGTTTCGCCAGAACGTGCCCGCCTTCGATGAAGTGGTGGTGCGCGAACTATTGGTCAACGCCTTGGTGCACCGCCCTTACACCCAGCGCGGCGACATCTTCCTGAATCTGCACCCGGACCGGTTGGAAATCGTTAACCCAGGCCCCTTGCCACTAGGGGTTACGCCGCAGAACGTGCTGCACACCACGGTGCGGCGCAATGAGCATCTCGCCCGCCTGTTTCATGACCTCAAATTGATGGAGCGCCCCCCTGTGCCAATATGACCTGAGACACCTACCCCTGACAAATTAGAGTAGAAAGGTAGGTTCCCATCATGGCAAACGACACGAAGGATCTGATGAACGGA